TCGATGGATAAATTTCCGAGCACACGCAATGCTCTCAACTCATCGTCGGTAAGACTGTCGGATTGCTCAATCAATACGTCAATAGCCGACCGCACGTACGCGGTTTTAATATTGTCGGTAGCTGAAGAGTAATCAAAACTCAACAACTCGGCACCGTTCAACTTATTGATGTGCTCGCTGGTTGGGTCACCAACGAGCAACCACCCTCTCCTTCGTAGAAAACTGTAGAGGCTGTGATGTAGTGGCAAAAGCAACTCAGTATTCCTAGCGGAATAAAGTGTCACTATCCTCGGCTTGCCGGACGAAAATACCAATTCAGTCCGGAAGTCTTCCGAGAACTCCTCTACATTCCAATTACCTCCGTCCCTCCTCGTACTTTGCAGGGTCGCATTTCCGTTAGGTATAAAGGGACTTCTACGACGATCCCACCCCTTGTCGACATTTCGCCTGAGCGCCTCCTTAAAGGCAGCAAGGTGCTCGTTGTCGACCGGCTGGGGCTTCAATCGCGCTTCTCTCCATGCACCCAGCTTCTCCTCGAATGAGGGTAAACAAAACTTACAGCAAGATCTTTCTATCTTCTGTACAGTTTTAAAGCTGAGTTCCCAGACTGGATCGACATCTGGGAAGCATGAACGCACGGCAGCTTTCAAGCCGCCGCACGGAATTGACTCCGGCGGGTCTTGGATCACAGGCAGCCCAAACGACTTGAACCACCTCACCAATTTTCTCGCTCTCCCTGCTAGAGCGCGGCTCATGGAACACTCCTGAGGATCATCAAATAACACCGTATAAGGGTTATTTGACGTATCAACAGGAGCATCCAGAGTCAGTTCGTTCAGTAGGTCCGTTTCATTTAGTTCCGATTTTTCGGGTGGACCATCCCCTTCCTCCGGACCGAGCCGGGCATTGACTTCACAAAGGAGATCACCGACGTCAAACGCGTTACGTTTTGAAAGCAAGCGTAATCGGTCATTGTGAGCTCCCTTGTAAGGGAAATCTCGGAACAAATCACATGAGGCGTGGACCGTCGGGACTAGTTTTAATTCCTCCCGACAGGAAAGCAAAGAGAGAGGGACTTCCGGTTCTTTAACCCCGCAGGCGGGGACCTCGGCCAGAAACTCAGTCCGATGCAGTGAGCACGGATTGGAACTCAAATCCGTTATCAGGCTGCCAGCCTGACACTCCACACCGGTCGGTTCTGTTGAGCGAGCACAATCGGCTCGGACCTCACCAAGGCGCCGGGGCGAAACAAAGCCCTCCCTACTCTCTTGCGACTTCAGTTCCCAAAATTTAATTAACCTAGGTACTGATGTCATCGTTGTCTGTGGTTTATAGGTGAAGTTATACGGCAGATCACCACTGCGTCCTGTGAGACTGGTTTCTCATGGGCGTCGGAACTCCCAGATCTCTAACCCGCCAGACACGGTCCTAATCCTCCCTCAACGGAAGTTTCGTAAAGCCGTTGTTGTATTCGTTTTGGGATACTGCCAGCAATAGCAACTTCCCAGAGCACGCATAGTCGTGACCTCGTTCGAGTGAACTACCCCTTTGTTTATGGACGATAGGGTTACGTCATGTGCTTTCTTTACTGTGTGAACACCAAATCCAGTTTTTTTGGGGTTAACACCCAGCCTGCATGGGCTGGTGAAATATACACGGGTTGCCCAGTGC